CCATAATATAAAAGAAATGGCACAAAGGAAGTACTCCTGAAACATGACAGGGTAATCAACAAACCCTCCACTCAAGAAGCCAGCCCCATCCGACGAGATGATGCAATGTGATGCAAGGGCAAAAGAACCCAGGAGATGAGCAGCCAGAAATCCTATGAGCGAGGCATATCTATGGCCTATGGTTCCTCCGATGACCTGAGTTAGTTGATGAGATATGTCGGATAATGTAACATTCGACCGTGATCGTCCAATCCCATCGATAAAGTCTTTAAATCCCTTGTCTTTCCCAAGTTGTGACATCAACAGTTGTAATTTTCGCATTCCTGCAGAAGCAGGATCTCTGCCAACAATCCGATAGCCATGTTCCGACCGTTTTTCCCGTGTTTTAGACCCCAAGTAAGGACTGTGACGTCCGCGACTCCAGAGAACATCTCCTACTCCATCACATAGCACACAAATTCCTGTGGTAGATAGGGCGGGGGCTCCCCACACCACATCAAAGTCAAGAGGGTGATATGTAGTCAATCCTACCAGTTGTTTGATACCTGTACGTAACCACGATTTGCGCAAGGATGATACTCTTTCATATATGCTCTCGGAAAGGTTTGGAGACACAGTAGGAAGACACAAATAGCGGTCGATTAAATATTGCCAAATTAGGTGCTCTTGATGAATCGCGTGTTCGACTAATCCTGGACACCCTCGTCTGACCAGTTCTTGGATTGATTGAGTAGCGACAAACATGGATCCGAGTTTCCTTACCAGCCCATATGAGGATGTTTCGAGGAGGTCATGGGCGATTAAGGGATTCATGGGGTCCATGGTTGACAGTCTAACAACGAGCTCTTGTAGATAGCTATCTGTGTCCACGGATAGTAATTCCTTAATAGCCTTGTTCTTTGTATGATAATAAAGCTCTTTCCGCGTTCGAGATGCTACACTATCGAGAGGTGTTACCGGTTTGCTGATAGGAAGGCCATACGGGTCTTGAATAAGGGACTCAATCGTTGGAGATTCATTCAAGAAAAACTCCTCCTGAATTTGACGGTATGCTCGTGATTCCACGGATCCCGGAATTGTAGCTGCTACCTTCATCCCGGCAACAGCCTGAGAGAGAGGGTCAGATCCTCCCTTATATAGAAAAGAGGTTAAGGGGGGTATCGAGATGCCTCCGAGCTCTGATGGCACGCACAGGACGAAGGATGCAAAGTCGACCTTATCAAGGTGGTCAATTTTTATCTTCGATGAAATTATCCCTCCGTATATTCCTTCCCCGGAGAATACCCGCATGAGATAGATATGTGAGTGAAGATATGCTAATGCCCAGCTTATGAGAGGAGCACGTGTTCGTTCTGCCCCTGCATATGCTGTGGAGAAAATTGTACCAACATCGCCTGTGACACTTGGAAACTCGGATGATGAATGGGGAAATAATCGACTGTGTGCTTTTAACGTGGTGTGGTAGTCAACTCCCTTGATGTAGACATCCTTGGAGTATGTCAAGACTGTTGATGACTCTAAACATTCCTCTGGTTTCATCTCTTGGTTCACTTTGGCGCATTCTCCCTCCAAGCTTGACATGATCTCATTGCGTGATTTGAGACATTGTTCTCTTGCAGATATTGAAAGGTCCCGGTTCAGTGTGACAGTCACCACTTGGTTATCTCCCTGTCCTAGTAGTACGTAATGAAGGGGAAATTGTTGTAGCCCTAAGTCAACCATACTATATGTGCATAGCGACCACAATTTTT